ATAATAAAGGCTGCCACGGCGGCGTCTTGGCTCTTTAACTTAGCCATAGGTATCTGGCCCATACTTATCATGCTCGCGATCCTCGTTATCGAGGATTTATATGTAGCCCTTAATGGTGGGGAATCTGTATTCCAGAAGTTCACTGACTGGATAATGGGGGCAGATTACACCGATGCACCCATACTTCGGTTCTTGAAAGAGTGTGTCCTACAACTGGAAACCTACATCGGGTGGATTGACAAGACCATCGGCGCCCTAGGCCGCTTTTGGGATAAAGTTTCCGGCAATGTGTCCGCAGCTTTTAGGGGACCCGACGCCGCTGAGGGAGTAATCCCTGCGTCTAACCCAGTACATGAAGCCCGCGGCGACCGCTACGATGCCGCAGGGGGGCCAGCCGGTCCAAAGAACTACACCGACAACTCGAAGACAACCACAACCATGAACCTGTATATGCAAAAAGGAGAGAGCCAAGAAGAATTCTCTAGGAGAGTTCTACGCCAACTCAAAGATGCTAAGAAAGGGCCACAACGCTAATGGGCTTCCCGGTACTAGAGTATCTAAAGAATGCAACCAAAGGGCCGGTGCCGATACTAATCGACGACCTGGTTGTGGATGTGCTATTGCGAGAAGAGCCCACGTACTCTTATGAGATAACCGAACACCCAGTAGAAGAGGGCCTGTCGGTTAACGATGCTAAGATACGTAGACCTGTAACGCTGTCACTCGATTGCGTGTTCATGGACATGGATAAAAGCGCCCTAGGTATCGGACAAGCGGCTCTTAACGAGACTCTATCTGATGACACCTGGCAGCAAAAGAAAGAAAAGGTCTTTGACCTGTTCTATGGTATCGACAGAACCAAGAGCGAACAACCTCACGAGAACGCCACTAAAAAGAAACGAGGGCGCCTCTTCGAGATAACAACCCCCTTCACCACATATAAGAATATGACGCTCGAGGAGATCCGACCGGACATATCAGTCAGTACTGCTACCTCGTTCTTTTGTACCCTCATCTTCCGAGAAATACGAAAGGTCCGTAGTGTCATCAGAGAAGTAGACGACGAGGATGTACCCCAGAGGCTGAAGTCTAAGAAGAAAGATAAGCACAAAACCAAAGACACCACTAAAAAGCCGACCGAGAACAAAGGTTTAGACAAGCTAAAAGGAATCTTTGCTAAAGACCAATCTTGGTTTGATAGCCTTGCTGAGGGGGCTGCGACCATATTCGCTTAATATCATGGGAACTAATTACAGAATACCAATATACTCGAACGCGGCGTACACCTACCGGATCTCTATCGAAGAGAAGTCTTACCAGATGACGGTCCATTGGAACGACTACGAAGCTGCATTCTTCATGGACCTCTTGGGCTATGACAACGATGTCGACGTAAAAGGCATCAAGCTCGTGTCAGGCGTAAACTTACTAAAGCCATACGCTGTGCGCGACCTTGGCGCGATGTACTTGTTAGACACTACGGGACAGGGAGAAGACCCAACTTTTAATTCCTTGGAGAATAATTTTGCTTTGTACTATGTAGACTCCGAGAATACTGATGCTATTATTTGACCCAAAGATCCAAGTACACGTCTACTTAGACGATGAGTTTGGCGCTAGAAAGTACATACTCAACGACCCCGAGAGAAATGTAGACCAAGACATCCCTGAGGACGACCTGCACATTGAGTTCTCAGTTCTATCCACCGACAAGCCGGAACCAAACAGCGCGGACATAACGATCTATAATTTATCTAAGCAGACCCGAAACTTCTTCAGCTCAGACCACCAAGGCGTCGAAGTCTATGCTGGGTACGGCGAAGAGATAAAGATGATCTTTCGTGGAGTAACTACCAACGTGTCCCACGAACGAGCGGGCGCTGACTGGATAACTAAGATCTATGCTTACGACGGCCTCGATGCCTTAATAGACCCAAAGAACAAGTTTAATCGTTCCTATAAAAAAGGCGTTAAAGTCAGCACGGTTATCAAGCAGATCATCAAGCAACTTGGTATCGACGCAGCGACGGACCTTTCTTTACTAACTGATAGGACACCCTACGCCGTTGTATACTCAGGGGTAATAAAGACTGTGCTCAACCAGATAGCCATCGACTACGACCTCGAGTGGTCTATTCAGCGTGGGGTTCTGTACATCTATAACAATGACCCTGAGTCAAGGTTCTTTGCGAAACAGGTCGCCACAGTACTAACAGCCAACACAGGGATGATCGGCTCTCCCGCTCTCACCGAGCGAACTGAGCAAGTGAAGAAGAAGCGCAAGAAGAACGCTCCTCCCCAGAGGATACCTGGTGTCCGCGTGACTTCGCTATTAAATCCAGACCTAACCCCCGGCAGCCTCATGGAGATAAAGTCTATTGCTGAATCTCTAGAGATCGGGAGCCCGAATACTGAGAAGGCTCTATCCACCGACGCCGACGGTATCTACTTTATAAAGTCCTCCCGGTTCTATGGTAACAACTACGGCGGGGAGTTCTACGTGACCGCAGAGGCGGACGTGATATGACAGAAGAATTAGTATCCACAGTATTTAATGAATTCCTCGAAGACTTCATGACAGACATCCACACATGTATGCCCGGGAAAGTTATATCCTTCGACGCTGCAGCTCAAACCATTGAGGTCCAGCCCTGTCTAAAGCGCCTGTTCTTTGGCGACGACGAGGCTATCGAGATCCCCATCATCGGAGATGTCCCTGTAGTGTTCCCTGGCTCTGGTGACTTCTGGATTACCTTCGACGTGAAGCCTGACAGCTACGTGTTGCTCGTCTTCGCTGAGAGGTCCATCGCAAACTGGATGCAGGCTGGAGGAGTCATCGACCCCGAGGCTAATCACAAGTTTAACTTCTCCGACGCTATAGCGATCCCTGGGATGCTACCCACCCCTGCAGCTTTATCGACTATAGACTCTGATGCTCTAACGATACGCAACGTCGACAACGACACACAGATACAGATTAAAGACAACCAGATTAATATAACCACAGGTACTGGGACAGTGCAGATCAATTCTGCCGCTGATGCCGCTGCGCTTGCTAGCAAGGTAGATAGTTTCATCTCCACCTTGTACACTCTATTCACCACTGGCTGGGTGGTACCTCCCGCCCCCGACGCAGGCGCAGCGTTAAAAACTGCGTTCGCTTTAGCCTTCTCGACACCCCCGGCTTCTACAGCCTCCGCAAAACTGAAAGTTGATAGCTGATGGCCACAGATTTAAAGCTCACCACCGCCCATGACCTTTCGTTAACGAGCGGGGACATCGACCTGGTAACTGAAGGGACCGAGGTAGCGCAGTCGGCGAAGATACGCTTGCTGTTCCTTCAGGCTGAGTGGGTCCTAGATTACACAATGGGCGTCCCATGGATAGACGAGATCTTCAACGTCCAGTACAGCCGGGAGTACAAAGAGCTGCTACTACGCCGGGTCGTTCTAAATACTCCTGGGATTAGGACCATCCGTTCATTCTCCTACCAAGAGGACCCAACTAACCGAGGAGGCCAGATCACCTTTGAGGTCGACACAATATACGCCGACGTAATTGTAGAGGTTACTATATGAGCACTTTCGACGATACCGGTCTAACCATCAACCGTCTCGCAGACATCCAAGAAAACCTAGAGGACCTGTTCAAAGCCTCCTTCGGCGAGGACATCAAACTAGGGGCCGACTCAGTCTTCGGGCAGATAATCCAAAACATCGCCCTCACTATACAAGAACAGAACGAGCTCCTCGAAAGTGTTGCAGGATCACTAAATCCTCAGAACGCCTCCGGGGTACCTCTCTCGAACTTGGTGCTGCTCAACGGAATCCAAAGAAGCCCGAACGTCTATTCCTACGCCACCGTAACCTGCACGGCCACTAAAGCTTTAACGATCCCTGCTGGGTCCGTCGTGCAGAACACCGACACAGATGTCGAGTGGACCACTGACGCCGACCTAGTTTTCGCCGCCGCGGGGAGTTCCGATGTCGGCGTGACATGTACCGAAATAGGTACTATCACCGCGACAGGGGACGCCGCCGCCGTTCCAGGTGCTCCTGGGTCTGCTAAGTTAGTTGTTATCGGAAGCCCTCTCGACGGCTGGACTGAAGTATTTAACGTGGCCGACGCAGTCGTTGGGGAAGCTGAGGAGACCGACACAGCTCTAAGGGCTAGGAGACAAGCAGTAGCAGAGCGGGCCTCGACTGTGTCGATCTCCTCAGTCTACGGCGCACTATCTGACGTTGCCGATGTAACAGAACTCGCAGTCTATGAAAACACTGGGGCCGCGGTAGACTCTAACAACGTCCCTCCACAGCACATATGGTGCATCGTTAAGGGCGGCGACGGGGACGACATCGCTGAGGCCATCTTCACTCATAAGGCTGCAGGGATTGGTACTGTAGGGGACACCCCCATCGACTATGAGGACGCTACTACCGGTGGGACCTATGAGATAAACTACACCATCCCTGATGCAGTTAGTATCTACATTGTAGTAACCTTGGTAAAAGGGACGAACTACCCAGACGACGGTGACGAGGTCATCCAGCAGGCTGTTGCCGACTATATCAACGACCTAACTCTTGGTGAGGACATAATAATCTCTAGGCTGTACACCCCAGTTAATGAAACTATTGGGCATGTAATATCCAGCATTGAGGTTTCCAGAGCCTCCTTGGGCGCCGTTGCAAGTAGCGACATAGCCTTGGCGGTTGACGAGTACGCCGTAATAGACGACACTAGCCAAGTGACCTTAGACCTACAGATAACGGTGACCACATGACAGATGTATTCGAAATTCTAGAAGGTAGAATACTCAACCAGTTCTCGGAGTCTACCAACCTGCTGGCCTTACTCGAGGCAATCTACACGCAGCTCCAAGACACCCAGGATATGCTTGAGGCCCTAAGGGACGACCGCTATATCGACACAGCCGAGGGAGTCTGGTTGGATGTCCTTGGCGACATCGTCGGCCTTCCCCGGCCCTACGCCGACGAAGACCCCGACTACATCTTCACAGCTAAGTTGACCGGAGAGCCCGACGACCCGAACAAAGGCTGCTATCTCGCAGGCCCCCCGGCGACAGGTGGATACATCCAGACCTGGGCAGGTATCAACGTCGTAGCAGACCCAACGACTCTAGTGAGCGACGTAGAATACCGCAAACAGATAAAGGCCAAGGCAGTGGCGAACCATCGAGATGGGATTATCT